AGCTATTGTGGAATATCCCACGCCACCAATAGGTCTGTTATATCTACATAGTTTGTAGCTTGACCCCAGATCCAAGATAACAACGGCGTATACTTTCCGATAGCTCTTGGATCAGGGCTCAAGTCACCGCCGTGGCACCTAAATAAGTATGCAAAGCATTTTATCTTTGGTGCCAGTTTTGGTGTGTTAGTTTCAGTTTTTCTGTTGCGTCAAAACTAACAAACGTGCAACATTCCCTATATAGTACAAAATCCCATAAAGGTCAAATCACATTATATTACGAAATATTACAGCTTGGTGTCTTATTGTTGCCACAATTTTGAAGTATTCTTTTTTCAGAAAGCGAGGAAAGAATATGGCAATAAACGGCATGCAAAAATGGCAACGGGATCATTTTGTAGGTGAAATAAATGATAGTTATAGTCCATTGATACAACAACAAGAGTTAATGCTTAAATCATTAATTGGTGAGGCAACCGAGAAAGCTACAAAAAAACTGGCTATAAAAATCGGTGCAGATAAAGTCATCAATGAACTTGAAGACGCATTTAATTTGTATGAAACAAAGCAGGCAAAAGCTAGATTATTTTTTAATAAAACTAGTTATGCTAAAAAGCACGGTATTAATTATGATCTTGAGAAAGACAGAGATCGCGACAAATTAACACCTGAAATGTGTAGAGATCAAGTAAGAGAGTGGGCTAGCGAACTTGCTAAAATAGAGTGTGAAAAAACACCCGAAGGCAAAAAGCTAAAAATCTTACTAGATAATAAACATGAGGCAAAAAGACTTATACTTGAGGCCAATGCACCGGATCAATTAAAAGTTGCTTTGAATAAAAACTATACCAAAGTCGGTCTAGTTTGGAATAGAGAGGTTAAATCACTTCCGAGTGTGCATAATTAAACAGCCATAATTTGAGGCGTGATAAATATGTCACGCCTCAAGTTTCGTAATATTTCGTAATATAATGTGATTTGAAAGTTTTTTTTATTTCCTGTAATATCCTACATTATGAAAGAAAAAATAGAAGAAGTAATAAAAGTTGGTGACAAATTCAAGATCACATTTTACCCGCAAAATGTAAATGCTGATATGGAAGAGCACCAATTACAACCGACAACGAGATTTGGTTCATGGACTAAAGATTGTTTGTTCGGTATTCATAAAAAATTTGGATATGGATATATCAAATTTTTTGATGAAGAAAAAAACGGTATTAGATGTGCAACGACTTTTTATAAACGCGCAATTGATATTTTTTTAAATGATAACAATTATAAATGGAAGGAAGGGAAGTAATAATGGGTTGGGATTATTTCGATATTTCAAATTGTAATAACAAGCCGACTTGCTTGGAAGAAGAGCAAGTCGGCTTAAAAGAATTTGAAGTAACAGAAGATATTATCTTCACGGCTAAATATAAAATTCTCGCTAAGGATAAAATGGATTTAATAGATAAAAAAATTTATCTTGACGGCGTAAATATTAAAATTAAAGATGATAATGAAGATAATATTTATGACTTGAGGGTTAAGAATTGGGGAACTGAAAATATAAAAGAAAATGAAACGGGCAAGGAAGTTATAAAAGAGGAAGATGATTTTATAACAATAGAATGATTTGTCTTGATACATCGTTAATCATAATAATAATTGCGCCAATAATAATTGGCGCAATTTATTTTTGGAATAAATAAACTTGTAATATTTCGTAATATAATGTGATTTGAAAGTTTTTTTTATCTCATGTATAACTATACATAGAAAGCGAGGAAAAATGGCAATAGCAAAAGAAGTAATAAATAATTTTACCAAGTCCGTCATTGAGTCCATGAAAAAAAATGGTTCTAACTGGGATCGAATGTTCGGAGATAATGTAGACCCAATTAATGTAATATCAAATAAAAGATATCGAGGTATTAACTGGGCAATGTTATCTTTTGATTGTGAAGAAAAAAAATATGGAAACAATATCTGGGCTACTTATAAACAATGGGCAAGTTTAAATGCTCAAGTTACAAAGGGTTCAAAGGGAACTCCCATTATTTTTTATAAGCCGTCATTGTTTAAAAAGAATAAAGACACTGGTAAAAATGAGCAGGTTCAATGGGCTGTTATGCGTGCTTCAACTGTCTTTAATGTTAATCAGGTTGATTTATCAAATTCGGAATATAAAGTACCAGTTAAAAAAGCCGGTAAACAATATTCAATTGATGAAATTGATAACTTTATAAATGAAACAAAAGTTATTATTAAACACGATGACGTTAACCGTTGTTTTTATGTGCCGTCAAAAGACTTCATTAACATGGCGCCAAAAGATAAATTCCAGGATACAAAAGAATCTAATGCAACGGTGCATTATTATTCTACTTTGTTTCATGAATTAACACATGCAACGGGTCATGAAAAAAGATTGAACAGACAAAAACAATTTGATGATGATCATAAGAAGTCTTATGCATATGAAGAACTGATCGCGGAAACTGGGTCAGTTTTATTTAGCAAACATTTTAGAATTGTAAAAACAATTAGAGATAATCATTCTAAATATTTAAACGGATGGATTAAATATTTGAATGATGATTATTCTTTTTTATCTAGTGCAATTGCAAAAGCAGGCAAGGCTTTTGATCACTTCGTAAAAGAATAAATAATAAATAAGCCATGCAATAATGCATGGCTTATCCCACAATATCCTATGCAATAACTGCATGGCTCGCCCCTTCGGGGCGAGTCAATGTGACATAGTGTCGCAGGGGGGGCTTGATGACGGGCGGGCCCACCCAAATCAATAGAGGTACCAAGTTGATCCAGGAAGTTGAACTTCTTCTATTTACTATTTATCCTTTTAAAAAAAGGGGTCCCAAAGTTTACCCTTTATAGCTTGATTTATACAGTTAAGACCCCTAAAACCATTATGGGTCCCATTATGCAAGTAAACTTAGAAAAAATTAAAAAATTACCACCGGACGTAAGAAAAGACTTCTTTAAAATGTATCTAAAGTACACTGAAAAGAAAAAGGAGTCTCTTGTCAGAAAAGATTTTCTAAGTTTCGTGAAGCATATGTGGCCTGACTTTATTCAGGGAAAACATCACAAAATTATTGCAAAAAAAATTAATGATATGGCAGAAGGCAAGCTTAAACGTTTAATTGTTAATATGCCTCCAAGACACACGAAATCAGAATTTGCATCCTCGCTCCTTCCTGCATGGATGATAGGTAGGAATCCTAAGCTTAAAATTATAATGACCACGCACACCGGTGAATTGGCTGTGCGTTTCGGCCGTAAAGCCAAACACCTAATTGACTCGGAAGAGTATCAAAGATTTTTTAAAACAAGACTGCAAGAGGATAGTAAAGCTGCAGGAAGATGGGAAACGGCGCAAGGTGGAGAGTACTTTGCAGCTGGTGTTGGTGGAGCAATCACTGGACGGGGCGCTGATTTATTAATCATTGATGATCCGCACTCGGAGCAGGATGCTTTAAACCTGTCAGCATTAGAAAAAGCTTACGAGTGGTACACCTCGGGACCCAGACAACGTTTGCAGCCTGGTGGTAAAATCATCTGTGTAATGACCAGATGGAATGTAAAAGATTTAACGGGCATGCTGATGCAGGCCCAAAAAGAAGCAAAAGCAGATCAGTGGGAACTCGTCGAGTTTCCGGCGATTATGCCGAGTGGTAAACCAGTATGGCCGGAATACTGGGAGCTAGGCGAGTTAGAAACCGTTAAAGCTTCATTATCACTTGGCAAATGGAATGCACAATGGATGCAGAATCCAACTTCGGAAGAAGGTGCCATCATTAAAAGAGAATGGTGGAAGAAATGGGACAAGGACCGTATGCCAAAATTGGAGCATATTATCCAGTCTTATGATACCGCTTTTATGAAAAAAGAAACAGCGGACTATTCTGCAATAACAACCTGGGGAATCTTTAGAGAAGACGAAGACAAACCACCTAATCTTATTTTAGTAGATGCCACTAAAGGCCGGTACGAGTTCCCTGAATTAAGAAGAAAGGCTTTAGAGTCTTATAAATATTGGGAACCTGAAACAGTACTCATCGAAGCGAAAGCATCCGGACTGCCACTGACTTATGAATTACGGAACATGGGAATTCCCGTTGTTAACTACACACCGAGCAAAGGAAATGATAAACACACTCGAGTAAATTCCGTTGCACCACTTTTTGAAAGTGGTATAATATGGGCTCCGACGCATAAAGAATTTGCGCAAGAAGTAATTGAGGAATGCGCTGCATTCCCGTACGGTGATCATGACGATCTTGTGGATAGTATGACACAGGCTGTTATGCGATTCAGACAGGGAGGACTGATTCCACATCCTGAAGATTATAAGGATGAAAAACTTCCTCCGAGAAAATATAAATATTATTGGTAATATGGCAAACGAAACAATTTATAATCCAGGAAAAAAGAGTTATAAGGGTATTCTCCTTGAAAAAGCGATGAAGGAGTTTCCAGAACTAGACCCTCACTTTGCTTTTAATAATTTTATAGCAAATAACCCAGAACTTTTCCCCCGTGAATACAATGTTATTGGTGGCATGAATGTTGCTGATGTAGCTAAACCAGGTAAGAAACAGATAGGATATGATTGGAGTGATCCATATTCTTTAAGTGGATTAGCTGGAATTTATTCTATTGTAGATACAATAAAACAACCTGGTCAGGATTGGAAAGAAGGTTTTGCTGATTGGTATAGAAATGTGAAGGGAATAGGAATTCAAAGAGAGTGGAATCCTTTAGGATTACTTTACGATGAAGATGAAGCAGATTATTATAAAAATTTATATAAAAAAACGAGATTAGAAGAAAAAAAATCAGCTCAACTTGAAGAAAATAAAATTTTAGCGGATGTGGCTGGTGTAACTTCGGATAAAATAAAAACTGGGGCAGATGCAGCGAACATAAGAAAAGTTGAACAACACACTGGTAGGCCAATGTCTGAATATAGAAGATCTAGACCTGCGTCTGAAAGACAATATACAGGTCATGGTAGAAGTGGAATGGGAAGAGATCCTTCCGATAGAATGGCAAAAGGCGGTATAATAGATAAAGCATTACCAGGAAGAAGCAGAGATATATAATGGCAAGAAATTTAGACGAACCAGGTGCAAATTTTGACCAGCTGTTAGAGCTGGCACTTAATCTTAAAAATGCAAGAGCGTTTGCCGGGAAGAACGGTGACTACGACTGGAAAGAAGGAGACTGGACTGATCCAGAGGACGTGGACCTTTATGACTGGGAACCAAAGCCCGTGATCCAGGAGCCACGAACCACGGCTCAGGGAACTTATGGCAAGTTCGCGCAGCAGATAGCAAATGGCGGAAGAGTGGGTTTTGAAAATGGGGGAGGTGTAACTTCGCAATTAATGAGTTGGCTTTTAAGCCCTAAAAACTTAGAGCGTTTAAGAAATAATAAAGATTTAGTTAGGAAATTAACGAAAAACAAAATGCTGCCGTCATCGGTCAGATTGTATTTACGAAACCTAGCCGGTGTAACAGATAAAATTACCGAAGACTTTTTTAGTAAGAGCGAGTTGAAAGAAATTAAGAAGAGAGTGGCAGAAGCTAAAGCTATGGGAAGTATGGGCTATGCAACTCAATCAGGATTAACAGGAACTATGAAAGATAATACTATTGGTTATAGTCATGAAGGATTTATGGATCAATTATCTTTAAAAGGAGCTTTTACAAATCCATCAACTAATATTGATATGACTTTGGGACAGGCTTCTTTTTCAACAGACAAAGATGGAAATGTAACTGTTAAAGACACTCATAATTTTGCTGGCGTTGAAGGAAGTGGTTATAAAGGTAAAAGTCTCAGAAAACACACCTTTGAACAAGCGGTTCCTCACCCTTATGAGGAAGGCTCAATGATGGATACATTATTAAAGGGTACCGATGTAGGTCGTTCGTTTAAAGTTGAAGAATCGGATAAACAGTTCTTAGCACGAGCTAAGAGAGAATTAGAAGCCGGTAATATTGATCCTTCTAAATATGCAAGAATAGTGGGTGGAATGGAACAGGGAGAAGGCATTCCTATTGAAATGGATATTGGCAAAATAACTCACGAAGATAAATTAAAAGCCGATCCTTTTTTTGCGGACTATATTGCTCAAGATACTAAAAGCGGTTATGGAGTTGAATACGAGGACGTTGGCATTCCATCTAAAATAAGAAAGCACGCTAAAAAATATGGCTCATAGAGGTTGAATATTGAATATAAAAAGGTTACAACAATACCGGAGAAATTATGGCAACTGACAAGGCTTTACCGAACGTAAAGCAAAACCTAAATATACCTAGCCCACAAGACGTAGAACTGGAAGAACAGAAGAAACTTGCAGAGCAAGTTGAAGCGGGTGAACCCGTTGACGTTCAGCCGAATGAAGATGGCAGCGTAGACATTAATTTTGATCCAAGTGCCGTGAATCCCGGACAAGACGCCGGACACTTCGCGAACCTTGCAGAACTTTTACCCGATGATGTCATTGATCCACTGGGAAGCAAACTTTATTCAGATTACAGCGACTATAAAACATCAAGAGCGGACTGGGAAAAAGCCTATACCAGCGGCTTAGATCTTTTAGGATTTAAATACGAAGACAGGACCGAACCTTTTAAAGGAGCATCGGGCGCAACGCATCCGGTACTTGCAGAAGCAGTTACCCAGTTTCAGGCTTTAGCTTATAAAGAATTATTACCGGCAGGAGGACCCGTTAGGACTCAAATTATAGGAATGACTCATCCTGATAAGGAAGCTCAGGCTTTAAGGGTCAAAGAGTACATGAACTATCAGATCATGGACCAGATGAAAGAGTACGAAGCGGAATTTGACCAGATGCTGTTTTATCTTCCTCTATCGGGCTCGGCTTTTAAAAAAGTTTACTACGATGAACTGATGGGACGAGCGGTTTCTAAATTCGTTCCAGCGGATGATATCGTGGTGCCTTACATAGCAACTTCTTTGGATGATTGTGAAGTTATTGTTCATGTCATTCGAATGTCGGAAAATGAATTAAGAAAACAGCAGGTAGGAGGATTCTATCGGGACATTGAATTGAATCCTACTTATATGGCTGAAACAGAAACAGAGAAAAAGGAAAGACAGCTTGAAGGAACGACTCGTGGCAAAGATGATAGAATGTATACTCTTTTAGAGTGTCACGTGAATTTAGATTTAGAAGGATTTGAAGACAAAGGCCAGGACGGTGAATCAACGGGAATCAAGCTTCCTTACATTGTAACACTTGAAGACGGCACCAGAAAAATTTTATCAATTCGAAGGAATTATGAAGTAGCGGACCAAACTAGAAAAAGAATTCAGTATTTTGTTCATTTTAAATTTTTACCGGGTTTAGGATTTTACGGATTTGGTTTGATTCACATGATTGGTGGATTATCAAGAACAGCAACAGCTTCTCTTAGAGCACTATTGGATGCAGGAACATTATCCAATCTTCCAGCAGGATTTAAGATGCGTGGAATTAAAATGAGAGATGAAGCTCAAGCTTTGCAACCAGGCGAATTCAGAGATGTAGATGCTCCAGGAGGAAACTTGAGAGATGCATTCATGACCCTTCCTTTTAAAGAACCTTCTGCAACATTACTGCAACTCATGGGGGTCGTAGTCCAAGCAGGACAAAGATTTGCATCTATTGCAGATCTACAGGTAGGCGATGGGAATCAACAAGCAGCAGTGGGAACGACCGTGGCTTTGTTAGAAAGAGGAAGCCGAACGATGTCGGCCATACATAAAAGATTATACGCTGCAATGAAAAGAGAATTTGTGTTATTAGCAAGAGTTTTTAAATTATATCTACCACCCATCTACCCATACGATGTTGTCGGAGGCCAAAGGCAAATTATGCAAACGGACTTTGATGACAGAGTAGATATATTGCCAGTTGCAGATCCAAATATTTTCTCCCAAACACAACGGATCTCACTTGCCCAAACGGAACTGCAATTGGCAACCTCAAATCCATCACTTCATAACCAATATGAAGTTTATCGAAATATGTATGAGGCTTTGGGAGTTAAGGATATTGATTTAATTTTGAAAAAACCACCCCAACCAACGCCAAAAGACCCTGCTTTAGAGCATATTGACTCT